GTGGATCGTAACCACCTATATCATCAAACAGATCCTTAGTGATTCCCCAGCACATACCAAGTCCCCATCTAAGCTCGGCATATCCGCCTTCGTGCGGTATGTGTTCACCAAATATACCAGGAACAGCCATGCCGACTTCAGGACGCTGAAGGAAGTGACGAAGTACAAGATTCCAGCCATTAGTCTTGATAACACAATCATCATCCATATGAATCAAAGTATCATACTTACCGGCTTGCAAACCCTGATTCGTACCTATTGACAATCCAAGGTTTTCATCATTTGCTATTAACTGAATAGACCCTTCTTGTTCTCGCTCTCTCAACAAATCCAATGTAGCTTGATCAGTACTGCCATTATCAACTACGATAACTTCGTATGGCTGTACAGCAGTTGCTTTGATTGTATCAAGAGTTTGTCTTAAAGTTTCCGGCCTATTCATAGCAAGAACTGCTATGGATGTTCCTTCCATCAGATATACTCCCCAATCATTGAAGCTATTTCGTCATTTGACATTCTGTAGGCATTTTGAGAGGAATATCCTGATGGGAATTCTTCATTATCTTTTGGCAGATCTTGCGGATTAAAGATCCACATTCCAGAGTCTTTATATGACTTTTTTATCTCGTCTTCTGAAAGAAGCATTTCATGATGCTTTTCTCCAGGTCGCTCTCCAACAAGCTCTATTTCGCAATCGCCCTGCATAACCTCAGCCAACTGACGCAAAGTAACACCGCCCATAGCTTTTGAAACTATTACACCAGCTGGTGCCTGTAAGCAGTACTCGATCAACTCAACTGCTTCACCTAGCGTAAAAAAGAATCTAGTCATATCCGGGTTAGTTATTGGAAGTGAAAGACCTTGCTCTCTTCTCTCTTTCCAAAAAGGAATGACAGAGCCTCTTGTTCCAATAACATTACCATACCTAGCCACATTAAAGATTGTGTTACCACCCTGTCTGCTGTTCGCTTCTAACATTATCTTTTCCAGCAGAGCCTTTGTAAGACCGTACGCATTTACAGGGAGGCAGGCTTTATCGGTGGATATGCCAACACATCTTTCTATAGTTCCTTCTTCCAAAATTGCGTTAACTAAGTTAATGGTTCCATCAACATTAACCGTTGTATATTCGTAGGGTTGAAGCTCACTAATATTCACGTACTTCAAAGAAGCTGCGTGCACAACTATATCCATACCTCTAACAGCATCTCTTATTGAGTGATAGTTTCTAACATCACCGACTATATATCTACAATCTGGATAGATTTTTTTCATGTCGTACTGCTTTTTTTCATCACGACTAAACAAAGTTAGATTTGCACCTTGTGCAATAAACTTTTCAGTTAGTGCATAACCCAAACTTCCGGTTGCACCAGTTATCAATACATTCTTGTCTTTCATCAATATCCTATTCTTTATCACTCAAACAATGTCTGGTCTTTCAACTTCTTCCATAAGTCTTGAACGACTCCAGGAACCGCAATCATTACAATAATACTGTTGATATGTAGCGACTTGCGTATATCTCTGTCCTCGCTTCTGTAGATTACCAGATCCACAAGTAGGACAATCCGCTCCACCATCATACACATTAAGGTTCGGATGATTAGTCATCCATGGTCTAAGCTTTAGATAAACATCCCTCAATAGATCCACATCTTGCTTAGCGTACTTTGTCATCAGCTTCCAAGACTTCATATCGCCTCGCATACAGCCAGCCCAAGTCTCAAAACCTCCGGTATCAACCTTTCTACCAACACCTAAATGCTTGCCAAGATTGTCTAACTTATTACTGTTAAACATAAAGTATCTTCTTGCGACCTTCAATGTGTCAACCTGTTTAACAGGTGAAGCCGGACCAAGACCATGCGCAACAAATCTAGCATTTGCTTTTCGCATATCAAATCGATCACCATTGTGAGCCACAACAATGTCCGCTTCATTAAATAAGTTCCACAACTTTTTAACCACATGGAAATCGTTTTCATGATCCTTACCATATGCGTCAGGAAAATCTACCATGGAACACACACGAGTTCTCTTCTCGTGCTCCCATCTATATGACACACACAACATGTACCATTCTCTTTCGTGGTCTATAACATTTTGCTCAAACTGACCCCAAACATAACTAAGATTTGGGGCAGTTTCTATGTCATAATACAAAATTTTAACCATACGATCTCCGATCTATTTGGCGGAGAGGGTGGGATTCGAACCCACGGAGGGCTTGCACCCTCTACATCTTAGCAGGATGTCCCATTTGGCCGCTCTGGCACCTCTCCTATTTAAAGGTGTTTCTAGTATAGCACAAATTAGGACAGTGCTTTCAATATTACAAAGAATAATTTTTGTAGTTCTTCTTCGGTTACAGAAAAGACAATGTCAGACCCATCACGAAGACGCAGTCTGACACTGTGCGCGGAGATTAAATCTCCATCTGTTGTAATCATTTGATTACTCTCAGATATTTGTATACTCTGCATAGAAGGCAGGAAACCTGTTAAATCATCTGACATTACTACTTTTTCTTTTTCTTCCTTGTAGTTTTTTTCTTCTTGTAAGTAGAAACATTTTTGGGCTTTTGACCCTTTTTACCCTTGGTTGGCGTACCACTAGCTCTCTTTCTTTGAACTGCGCTTTTTCTTTGCGCACTAGACATAGAGTTAGCTTTCTTTTTTGGGACACACTTAGCATAGCCGCCGCCCTTGCCAGACGTACCACACGCTTGCCATTTCCCTTTCTTTTTTGGAGCACCAATGTTAACCCATTGCTGATCAAACCATTTGGTTAGGCCAACGCCTTTAGGGCCTGGCATCTACTTCTTCTTTCTCGTTGTCTTTTTAGTAGCTTTTTTACGACGAGGATTTGTAGCACTAACCGTGCGCCAACCACCGCCCTGCTTATTATACCACCTTACAGCCCAAGCATTAGCATACGCCGATGGATAAACTGTAAATTTTGAACGAGCCATTGACTTAGCGCGACTCCAAAGTTTTGGATTAGTGGGCTTATTTCTACTTGCCATTAGTTAAACATTTCCTTCCATGTATTAGGTCCGACAATGCCATCGGACACCAGGCCCTTTGAGGTCTGCCAAGCTTTAACAGCTGCTGCGGTTTTAGGACCGAAATCTCCATCCACATGTGCATCTACTACAGCTTGTATTGCCCTAACATCATCACCCTCAGAACCAATTCTTATTGGCTTACCAGGATATTCACGCTCGGCCTTTTCACTAGCATCAAACATTGCTTTCCATGTTTTTTCATCAACCTCACCACTGGCCTCTAAGCCATTAGAGTTTTGCCATGCCTTTACCGCTGCTTCAGTCTTGGGACCGAACGCACCATCTGCGGTAGCGCCAACTCTAGACTGTATCATTATCACTTCATGCTTATGGTCGTGTCCCCTACCTATAACATGACCTGGATAATCATCACCCGTAGGGTTATCTACCAAATCTGGAGCCTCAACAACCACTGCTGGCTTAGCTGGTGCCTCAGGCTTAATGCCCATAATTAGCTCCGGCATCTTGTTATTATAGAAGTCCGCATCGTCTGCATACTTATTGGAAATCTCTAGATGAAACCAATCTCCAGGAGCGCCAGCTAAAGATTTCTTTGTATAGTTTACAGTAACATCTCTATTGCAATTATAGCCACGACCGTATGGACGTGGGAAATAATCAAAGACTACTTCAATTTCTAACTCATCAGCGTGTTCGCAGAAGAAATCATACCAAACCTTTACCTTCTCATAATCTCCATAACCGCCATATTTTCCACCACGCCAAGAGATATCAAAGGCACGCCCTGTCCCATGAACACTGGGTCTAGTTTTGCCTCTCATTGGCCTAACTACCCATGAACCGTTATTCCACAGTCCTCCTCCACTCCAAAAATTAATTTGTTTAATCAAAGCTTCTGTCCCTGCACGCCTTCTGGAACTATTGCGATCCCATCCGGTATACGGTCTAATAGACATGTTATTCTCCTTGTTTTTTATTATCTTTTGGCAATATCACTATATACCATACGCGTTGACCATCAACTATGCGCCATTCCCCCCGTGTTTTCAATGCTAATCGTCTCCTTTATTAGAACCTTTCGCACCAAAATATCCACCGATAATACCAATAACACCGCCAAGAGCAGTCTGCACAAGAGTCATAACATCAGAAGAAACATCAACAGGCTCACCAGTCTCAAATGTCTCGAACGATGCGACCACATAATCACCGATAATGGCGACAAGAATGCATGCCATTACACCAACAGCAAGCACATACATAATTTTCTCTCTCATCCAAACATCACCCCCCAAGTCTTAGGACCAACTATACCATCTGCTGGACCACATGATGGATTCTTTTTCTGCCAATAAATAACAGCTCTTCTAGTCTTACGACCAAAATCACCATCCTGCTTAGCCTTAACAACTCCCTGGACCAACTTAACATCTTCACCCTTACTACCAATTCGAAGTGACTTGCCAGGATAAGGATGTGATGCCTTCTTTGATTCGGGAGCTGAAGCTGGAGCTGGAGCTGGAGCTGGCTCTTCAGCTTTACAATCACAATCTTTAGAGTGAGTATCAGAAGCGTGACCCCAAATTCCATCAGGCTTCAATCCATGTTCTTTCTGCCATGCTTTCACAGCTTTGTCAGTTTTGGGACCCCAGTCACCATCAACAGGAATAGCTCCAACTATTCTTTGGATTTCTTTAACATCTTCACCTTGAGCACCTTTGCGCAAAGACTGATTACCCTGTTCTTTTTTCAGAAGCTTATCTATCTTTGGCAGGTTTGCGGGATCGGGAGCTGCATCACCGAGGCAGTACTGCCAGTGCCACGCCTCCCAGTATCTAGATCCACGATCTCCTGTTTGAAGATAAAAACCAAACTTTGGACCATTTTCACACATCCAGTCAAAAACTTCTCCACCCATACTGCGGAGACGGCCATTACCATCCTCCCAAGCCAAGTCAATAGCCAAGCCCCAACCATGATTAGAGCCTCTAACTCCACTTTCATCTGGAACAGCAGCAGGTGCCTTACCTGGCTTGAGGTACCAAGTTTGACCCCTAAAAGTACGTGCAACCTGTGGCGACCTACCAAGATCAGTCGTAGAATATCTGTCTAAAAATAAATTTAGCTGCCTTTCGTACGGTCTATAGTCGCCAACATTACGAAGTTTATGGCCCGCAGCTCGTGCCGCGTCATACATAGCATTAAAATGTTCCGCTACAGGTGCGTACATACGTCCACCAGTTTTAACTCTCGCCAACATACTGTCCGGCAGGCGTCCATTTTTTTGACCAGCCATAGCTGAAGGTTTTACTAACTTAATACATGGATAAGCCATAACATAATCTCCTTATTACTTTTTCTTTTTTTTGTTCTTAGAAATCTTTCTAAGAGTCACTGCTAAATTAGCTTGACGACGAGTTGTTGCATCATAACGAGAAGGATTTTTTCTAACTGCTGCAGCAAACTGTGCAACAGTCATCTTTCTTCTCTTAGCTTTAGCAGTGAACGCACCAGGGCGCTTAATCGCACCTTGTATCCATTTTTTATCATTCTTCTTAGTAGCCATTGTCTACTTCTTTCCTCTATTCCTAGCCCTATTCTTACTAGGACTTTCCGGAACAAGTTTACCAGACTTAGTATGAGAAAGGTCCTTACCCCCCTTACCCATAATGCCCTTCTTATATCTAGCCTTAGCTAACTGTCTTCTCTTTGCTTTTTGTGAAGGTTTTGAATTAAACTTTTTATCCGTAGCTGCCTTTTTTCTTCTAGCTTTAGGATTCTTACGATAGTAAGCAGCTGTTCTTTTTACCTTCTTAAGCTTAGGGGGAGCCATAAATTACTTACCGCCTTTTTTCTTCTTTCTAAGAATAGCAGCTTGAATAGCTGGAGGTAACTTTTTCTGACCCGCTGTCAAACCATTGCTAGCTGCAGCCTTCTTCTTAGCTGAACCAGTTTTTTTAGCTGCCATCTTTTTTGCTGGCTTTCTCTTTTTCTTAGCGTATGCCATTTATTTTCTCCTTCTTTTTTTATTTATACCCATACCCCAATAAGCACTGTTTTTCTTATCGGGATCTTTATCGTAAACTGTTATAAGTGAAAACTTTTGTCGCTTTTCCATTTTAGACGATGCCCTAGTTTGACATGACTTGCATCCACAACCTGGCTTATGCATCTGGTGCCTTCTTTCTAGCTCTGGTTTTCTTAGGTACTGGATCAGATTTTTCATAATGCCACATCATATGATCTTGCATCTGATCATCAACCTTGTCAATTTTATGATGGAGATTAAAAAGTTCGTCCTTAACACCATTCACTAATCCAGCCACTACGTTATGGTCATCTCTATTTTCTTTCCTACCCTTTTGAACAAGAGCAGCTAAAACACCACCAACAGCAGCAATAGTTGCAACGACAATAGCTTCAATCATGACTCACCACTTAACCCTATTAGCCCAATAGGCGGCAGACAATTTTCCCTTAGCAATATTCTTAGCGTGCCGCGCCTTAAAAGATTTGCGCCGTGCCGCATAAGAAGAGGACTCACCCTTCTTTTTGGGTGAACCTTTAACGCCTTGTTGGCCAAAACGAATAGTCTTCACTTTATCACCAGATTTTGCAACAACGACATGCGACTTAGTCGGGTGATTAGGAGTCCTCTTGGGCTTATTGTACCCGGACACACCTGCCCTAGCTAACCTTGGGTCTTTCTTTTGAGCCATATTACTTCCTTTTTTTCTTAGCCTTACGTTTTTTACGAGCGGGCTTTAAAACCGGCCCATTAGACTTCTGGTTATTAGTACCCATACGTGGGCCACTAATATAAACAAACTTTTTTATCGCCATTTACTTTTTCTTTTTAGAATTTTTCCAATGATTTGAGTACTCTCCACCTTTACGCTGAAGATCTTGGACATTGGGCTTAGCATCTGCGAGAAGCTTGTAATAGTTATTTATACTGGAAGTTTTCATTCCAAAACCTTTTTTATCAGCCATAATAAGAACCTTTCTAAGACATTACACCCTATAGTAATACTTTAAACACAAAAAGAGAGGGATAAACCCTCTCAACTTTGCGATCTTAAAACTAAGATTTCTTTTTAGACGGAGTCTTTTTCGACGGTGTCTTCTTAGCTGGCGTCTTCTTAGCCGGAGTCTTTTTTGCAGGAGCCTTCTTGGCTGTAGACCCCTTTGGTCTACCAGGTTTTTTCTTTACTTCGGCTGGTTTCTCTATCTTTTCTATTTTTAGAATTTCAGACTCTGGTTCAAGCAGCTCCTCTGGGCCCGATGGCTCTACATAGACCGCATGACCCTTATCATCTAAATCATACCCGCCAAGTTTAGTTGTACTCTTTTTTCTTCTAAATATTTTTTTAATAAAATTCATAATCAAGCTCCTTGCTGTGACTCTTTAATCAACATATATCTTTCACCAGTCTCTTTAGAAACTATAGAAAACCCATAAGATGCTGCCTCTTCTATCGCTTGCTGAAGTGCTTCCTTATCTTCTAAAGAAACATCGTTTAACGGTAAAGTTATTCCAGCATAGACATCTATGTTTTCAAAATTACCTATATTTATTTTGCGATTTACACCACATATAAAAACTGGGTTTGTAGTAACACTTAATTGATCTGACATAGTATTTATCACCTTTTCCATAATAGAATTTTCAGACTGCTCCATTGCACTTGGCACTATTTTAGGCATAGACACCAACCAAACTGCGAACGAACTCTGCTGTTAATGCGGCTTGGGACTCAACAGTTTTATCATCTGTGTCCATAACTAAATCTGCCATCTTACACACGTCGTCCATCTGCAATTCTGAAGTGTGATTCGCTTGCTCTTCAGTCATGAGACGACCGTCTCGTTTCATCATTCTTTCTTGCCTAACTTCTTCAGAGGCAGTATAGCACACAAGGATTCCATTTTCATTAGCCTTTATAGCCTCTGCTTCATTGATCATTCTAACATCAGATATAATCACCGTCATTGGAAGCGGATCAACATCTTCCTGAAGAGATCTACAATACTCTTGACGCAACAACTTCGCCTTATTAATAGCCCAGTCTGCAAAACAATCTAAATACTGCTCTCGACACAGATCGCCAGCCTTCTGCAAAAAGCTTCTTGGCTTAATGCCCTCTGGTTCTATTGGCAAATTGTGGATGCGGTTAACTAAACTAAACATTTCTTCATACACCGGCACGTTAGCTATTGGAGAACCGCCAAATAAATCATACAATGTGTCATGTATTGCATAAAGTTGACGAGTTGACGCCCGACTACCAGACACCATCTTTCTTGTAGAAGCCAACTCATACAACGGCAGGGCAAAGTATATGTGATCCCAAACCATTTCATTGTCTGATTGAACTATCCTAGCTTTGGGCACTATGGCTTCTGCAGAAGAAGTCTTGCCGGTCAAAGCCTTACCTGCAAGACCTAAAATTATAGGTTTATTTGGATTAAAATTTTTCATATCATTCATTTTACCACGATCTTTGTTTGTATTTCTTCTTTTCTAAAGTGCAAATTATCTAAAAACTGATTTGCTAAACCATCAGCTTCCCATACATAGTTTCTTTTAACTTGAACAATTCTAAAGTTAAACTCTTCCTTTATCTCCTCTATTGTCATCAGGAGAGGTAACAAGGATTCATTTTTACAGCGCCATTTTCCATTAACCTGATTAGCAACTACAGCTGAATCCGTATATATAATTGGATCTAATAAATCTGCCATTGAGCAGATAAGAAGTCCACTAATAACAGCTTCGTATTCAGCTTCATTGTTGGTTCTTGGTCCAAGACCCCTAGCAAACTGGGCTACCTTTTTTCTATTTTTATACACGACTGCTGCACAAGAAGCTTCTCCAAACTTTTTTTGTCCTTGGCCCCTAGATGCTCCGTCGCAAAATACTTCTACGTTCACAATTTATCTAACCTAGCTAATTTTAATTCCATGTCTAATACCTAATCTTTCTGCTTCAGCTAATAACTTATCTCTGAGAGACTCAGAGGGTACAAGTATTGTTCTAGTGAGAGAATATCTAGTGCCACCATACTCTACTTGTGATGGGTAATTGTTTTCTTCTCTTGGTTCTGCAAAAAACTCTTCTGGAGAAGAAACTGATTTATAAACTCCGTAAAACATAAAACCTCTCAGTATGTGTTAAAATCTGAATCACTGTAAGAGCCTCTTTCCTCACGGTAAGCTGCAAGCTGCATGGACTGCATTTTGTCCATCAACTTTCTTGCAGATTCTGAGGCAATTCTTGCGGATACTTCTATTGCTTCTGCTAGGTGCACTATAGATTCACATGTAATCATAGCAGAATATTCTGTTTCGGCAGCAGATATAGCGGAGGCTTCTCTCTCTGCGTCGTTTCTACCAATCTTATTAGCCTTATAGACTCTATTGTAGTCACCCTGAAGTATCTTAAACTGAGCTCTAGCCATACCTGCAAAGCGGGCTGCTCGTCCATAAACATTTGAAGTCCTAGCCACAATTGAAGCTATATTATCAAAACCCATATCAACTGTATCGTGCTCAGGTATCTCAACAAAATACTTGTTTTTTTCGTCTACAGAACTGTACGCATCAATAACTTCGGACAAATGTGGTCCAAGAAAGTCACTTAAAAGTTCTCTTAACTTTTCCAGTGAAGAATTATTCATTACTTTTTCTCCATATTTATTAGTGTTTTATACTCGTACAAATCTTGTTCTATTATATAATCCACTATTCTATTTTTCACTTTAGAAAGATGCTCTCTAACAGTGTTGGGATGTTCGTTGATCTTTTGAGATATCTGACTTGACCTGTGACCATCTATATACCTCCACTTGAGTAGTTGCCTTTCTTGTACAGACAGTTTATCAAATGGTGGAGAATTTTTCTCGCCTAGAACCCAGAATTCATCTATTTTATCTGTTGACAACATTTCCTCTACGGTCATTTCAACTGGATCTGCACGAAAGCCCACGTAGCTATCTTCAGAATCTTCATCAGACGAAGGCTCATCTGCTATGAGGGGAAAAGTTTTTCTGCCCAACTGATCTATTAAGAAGGTGTCAACATTTTTCTTCAGAAGGTAAAAGAAATAGCTATACAAAAACCCGCTAAATGGAATAGCACCCTTTCGTTCATACCTAGCTATGCATTGAAAGAACGTCATGTCTACAGTTTGTCGAATATCTTCTTCATCCCCATACCTCCTAGCCATGTAGTTGATACCTCTCATACACTCCTGAACATCTTTCATGGCTTGACCTTTTACATTATTTTTTCTCAGAGCGAATCTCGTAAACGGGTCCTTAATAAATAAAGAAATAAATCTTCTTATATCATAGTCGTTTAGATTAAATCTATTGTAGTACAAAAGTGCACTATACTTACTCAAGAAATTATCAAAAACTTTTAGCAGTTCTTCTTGATCTTTATGGGATCCAGTTTTAGCTTTAGCTATTAAAGCTTGCATTTCCTCTTCAGGAAGAGCGTAGTATTTTTCTTTATACGTTTTCTTTTTCTTTTTTGCGGGTTCCGTCATCTTTTTCCTTCCCAATTCAATAAATACTCAGAGTACTCATCTCTAATGTCCTCATAGAAGATCACCTTTGGGACCTCTAAATCAGTCATGAATTTAATAGCGGCTTTTGAGTATTTACTGATTACGCAAGTGAGCTTGGAAAAATCTTCCAGATAATATCTTTTAAATCTTTTAAGCTTTATTTTACTTTTATCATCAAGGTATCCCTTAATTTCTATCCACTCTTGTTCTCTAGGCAAAAAGAAATCTGGGGTGTATGCTTTAGTTCCTCTCTTAACTGGAAATGGAAAAACCGTTGGCTCAAAATCAAATCCAATTTTGTAAAGATTCAAAACCCTGATAAAATTAGCTTCCCAACTTGACCTGACATTAATTCCAATGTCATTTCTATATCCAGTCTTTGTATACTGAAAGGCGTTACCATGTTTCCTTTGCACGATGCCATCATCATCAAGAAGAACTTGTTCTACTTGCTTGTTCCTGATATTATTCAGGTTAGGATGCTTCTTGTAAGAAGATTTCTGAAGAAAAAAGTCCTTCGACTTGACAACCTCTAGCATAATTGTGATATCCTTTACTCGTAGACCTATCAATGTAATAATTATACAACAAAAATAAGAAAAATACAAATTCAAAGAAAGGTTACAAAACCAATGAACACACTTAACACACTTATCAGCAGCATCAACGAGAATATTCAGACCAACACGATGAATGATCTAGTTTCACTAGGTTTCTCGGCTGAGGAAGCTGATACGATGATCACCAAGTTTGCTCCCAACTACAACGAGCAGGCTGCACTGTTTGCCTCCCTTGGTGATGAGGCTCTCGAAGAGGCTGTTGCAGATAGCACCTTCTGATTGACCTAGTAGAAAAAGAGGGCGGGCCTTAATTGGCTCGTCCTCTTTTTTTATTTGTATCTTTTACTATTTCTAAACACACCAGTGCCACATGCTCCTGACTTTGCGTGATCACAGAAGGAGCATATTCTTGTGTTCGCGGTAGGAAGATAGTTAGTGTCGTGCACAATATTGTACATGCTTTCGATTAACCTATCTTTAACGTCTTCTAGCTCTTGCTCAGAAAACTCATGCCCTTTTCTTCTACCAGACCTAAGGTAATACAGCTCCGCATAAACCTTCTTACCAGGAAACAAATGCGAAACGGCTAAGGCATAGATGCCCAACTGGAGGTTCGTGGGAATATCCTTATTGCTTACTTCCCACTTACCAGTTTTATAATCTATGATATGTATCAGGTCATCATACATATCAACTCTGTCTATAAAACCTCTAATTACATAGGACCCTACGATTATTTCAAAGCCAAGTTCCTTGGCATAGATGTGGAAGTCCTCATCATAATGAGTGTCATAGAACTCTTCTAGTATCGTCGTTCCCGCATCAAGAAGCTCTGTAGGTATCTGATTAGAAGGATCATACTTAGGTATCGTCGTATTGTATTCAGACTTTAATAGATCTAAATCAAGTTCAGAATCATTTTCAAGCGTATTCTCAAAGACCTCATGAACTATATTCCCCAGAACTGCCGCTGGGGCGAATTGCCTGGGCTCTTTAGATATGTAACTGTAAAAATACTTAGCTGGACACTGATTATATGTATCTATTCTAGAATAGGAAAAGTCTACTAAAGACATTTTTTCTAGATC